GGGCATTTTTGACTTTAGGTCCATTCTGGATTAGAATAGTGGTTGATGATGGAGGGTGGTAATGAGAAAAGGTTACAAGACTGTTTGGTTTTTTGACAACAAAGAAAAGAACAAGGATGCTTTGGTTATCCTAGATCTTGATGCCGATCGTTATCGTGTTAGTGTAAAGGATGATGCGGGAGTTCATTTCTTTTCTGAATTTGAATCTCTTGAGTCTGCTAAATTATTTGCTGAAGGGTGGGTAAAATGAAATCATATGTGCTTGATGTTAAGACTCGTGAAGACGGTGAGGCATTCATTGAATTGCCTGATGAGGTTATTGAAGAAACAGGGTGGAAAGTCGGTGACGATTTAGAGTGGGCTGATAATGGTAATGGTAGTTTTACACTAACCAAGTCTAACAAAGAATGGGTTCTTGTTGAATGCATCAGCACCTTCCGTCAGCGTTATATGGTACAGGTTCCAAGGGGTAAAGCCGAATGGGCTATGGACACTGTGGTTTGTAATGAAGCGAAAGAGTTCTCGCAATACCATATTGGTGAACAGATTGTTTCTCATCGTGTTATGAGTTATGAAGATGCTATTAAACTTTGTAATGTAGATAATGATTATTGCGCATCATGGGATGAGGAGCATAAAGTTAAAACATTCTTTACGAAAGAAGGAGAGAAGCGTGACCACTAAGTACACATTCAAACAGGAATATTCAGGATTTACTGGCTTCTCTGAAGCAGTACCTCCAACTACGATTACCATGGAAGTTAATGGAGAGTTATCGCTACCACAAATTGTTGAGCGATTCGAAGAGTTCCTACGTGGTGCAGGATTTCATTTTAATGGTCATCTCGACTTTGTTAATGACGATGATGTTGATGATTCGAAAGATCAAGATGATGATAATTCGCAAGATCAAGGTGATGATATCAATCTTGACTTTGGCGATATAAACATCGGCTCAACTTACACAACAATGGGCGATCAAACTCTTACTCTTAAGATGCCAGAAAAACACTCAACTTACTACTACGATTATTCGAGGAACAAATGAGTAAGATATTTACTGACGTAGCTGTTTTTCTAAAAGCATGTGGTCAGAATTATCCAGCAAATCCAGATCCAAATGTTTCTGATCTAGCTGATCTTTATAAGAAGTTAATCAAAGAAGAAACAGAAGAATTCTGGGAAGCTGTATCAGCTAGTGATGACGCTGAACAACTTGATGCATGCTTTGACATGATTTGGGTAATCGTTGGTTACATGCATTTGCGAGGTTGGAACTGTAACGCTGCTTGGGATGAGGGTGCCAAATCTAACCTATCAAAAATAGATAAGAAAACATGCAGAGTTCTTCGTAGAGAAGATGGTAAGATTCTTAAACCAGAAGGATGGCAACCACCAGACTTCACTAAATTTGTGGCTAAGAAATGATTGAATGTTTAATACTTGGGGATTCGATAGCAGTTGGTGTTTCGCAAGTTAGAAAAGAATGCATAGCGATTGCTAAGTCGGGAATTAATAGTAAAGATTATTGGAATAAGAATAGATCTTATTTCGAGAAGGCAGACACAGTAAAGACTAAAGTTACAATTATTAGTCTAGGTCCAAACGACACAAAAAATATTGACACAATAAAATATGTAAACTTGATTCGTGAGCGAGTTAAGGGTAGAATATACTGGATACTTCCTTCTGAGAAATTTAAACCAGAGAAATTTCAGAACATTAAAGACGTAGCTAAGATATGGGGCGACATTGTTATTGAAAGACCTGCTGATAAGATTTCTGCCGATGGTGTTCATCCAACTTATGCTGGTTATAAAGAGATAGCCGAGAAAGCAAAATGATTAAAGTTTATCTAGACATGGATGGTGTGCTTTGCGACTTTGAGAAAAACTTTTCAAAGTTTCGTAATCCTAAAGTCAAGTATGATAAGAAAATTTTTAGAGATGCTGTTATGACTCATAAGATTTTTGAAGATCTTGACTATATGCCTAATGCAATAAGATTGCTTAGTGTTGTTCGTTCGCTTAATGTTGCTGTTGAAATACTAACATCAGTTGGAACACATGATCCAATGCAGGGAGCAGAAGCTGCACGTCAGAAAACTCATTGGTTGCAAAAACATGGCATTACATATAAGCCAAACTTCGTACGCATGTTTTCCGAAAAGCCAAACTATGCAACACCAAATTCTATCCTGATTGACGATAGACCTGATTGCGCTGGACCTTTCACTAAGGCAGGTGGACATGGCATTCTACATGAAGATAAACATGTAGATAGTACAATAAATCTTTTGAATTCGTTAGTTCTACAAATAAATGCGCTACAAGTATTATGAATATATTTTATCTTGATATTAATCCAAAAACTTGTGCTGAGATGCATCTTGACAAGCATGTCGTTAAGATGATCTTAGAGTATGCTCAACTTCTTTCTACAGCACATAGAATTTTAGATGGTAAAGTTTATGAGGGTAAAACAATCAGCGGAAGAAACATAAAGCGCTGGAAACTTGACGATCACAATCTTGAAACCTTATTGTTTAAAGCATCACACATAAGCCACCCATCAGCAATCTGGTGTCGTAAAAATGTTCAGAACTATATGTGGCTTGCGGAGTTACTTGAATGCACTTGCTCTGAGTATACTCATCGCTATGGTAAGGTTCACAGCGTTGAACAATCTGGTCTAATGCAAACTCTAAAGAATAACTTTCCTAAGAACTTACCCATTGGTCCATTCACTGAACCAACTCCAGCTATGCCAGATGACTGTAAAATTTCAGGCGACTCACTCGCTTCTTACCATAAATACTATATTGAAAAGAAGAGACCTTTTGCCAAATGGACTAATCGTCCTATGCCTAACTGGTTCTCTGAAGCTCTAAATAGATTTAATGAAGCCTGTTATATTTTATCTGATGTAAAACGTAATAGAACTGTATCAATGTCAACACTGTTGATGAATCCTTAATGCCAACATATACTTTTAGAAACAAAGAAACTGGTGAAACCTTCGACCAGTTCATGACTATTGCATCTCGTGAACAATTCCTGGAGGAAAATCCAAATTTAGAAACTGTTATCTCTGGCGCACACATGATGAAGGATCAAGTAAAAGCAGGTGTGCGTAAAGTTGATAATGGATTTAAGGAGGTTTTGCAGAAAATTCATACTAGAACACCAGGGAGTAAATTAGATCTATAACAACAAGGAGAGCAATCAATGGCGAAGAGAGCACCTGCTCAGCAACATTCAGACGATATTATCCCCATTGAAAACGGAAAACGAAACGGACTTCATGCAACAAATTCAAATGCGTTAAAGATCCGCATGGATCATCTAAAAACTTTTGAGCCTCTAACAGATAATCAAAAATTATTCTTCGACGCATACAAACGTAGTGATTATTTCATAGCATTACACGGAGTAGCGGGTACAGGTAAAACATTCTGTGCGCTGTATAAAGCGATAGAAGAAGTTCTCGATAAAGCAAATCCCTTTAATAAAATTATTGTGGTTCGATCTGCAGTTCAGGGTCGAGAAATTGGACACCTTCCTGGTGATGTTGACGAAAAGATGGAAATCTATCAGCAGCCATATCGTCAGATATGTGAGACTTTGTTTGGTCGCAAAGATGCATGGGATAGGCTCGAAGAACAAGGATATATAACTTTCATTTCCACTTCGTTTATTCGTGGTATGAGTTTTGATGATGCTATTATTATTGTTGATGAGATGCAAAACTTAACCTATGAAGAGATTGACACAGTTATGACACGTGTTGGTTATCGTTCTAAGATTATCTGGTGTGGCGACTACCGTCAGACAGACCTAAATAAGAAGAAGAACGATATGTCTGGTATTCTAAAGTTTTTTGACATAGCAATGCATATGACTTCGTTTACTAGAATTGAATTTACGCCAAATGACATCGTAAGGAGTTCTTTAGTTAAAGAATATATTTTGGCTAAATTAAAATATGAAGATTTAATAAACAACTAGGAGATAAAAATGTTAGAAACTCTTTTCCTATTATTAGTTGGAGCATTCATTGGTTGGCACTTTCCAGAACCAGCGTGGGCTAGAGCTATTAGAGATAAAATTTTATCAGTAGTAAAACCAAAGTCTTAAAGATAAAAAAAACAATGATTACTATATCCGATTCTGCCGTAAAGAAAATCAGAACGATTATTGCTGAAGAAAACCCGTCGCTGAAACTACGTGTGTTCGTGCAAGGTGGTGGTTGTTCTGGTTTTCAATATGGATTTACATTAGAAGAACTGCCAGCAGCCGATGATGATTTTACATTTGAAAGAGATGGTGTTGAAGTTGTCGTAGATAGTATGAGTATGCAATACATGAATGAGGCAGTGATTGATTATACAGAAGATCTGATGAGCGCATCATTTACAATCAAAAATCCTAACGTATCTGCAACTTGTGGGTGTGGTTCATCATTCACGATATGAAAACATTCATACATCATGATATTCCCAAACTTGAACGTAAGACTGGACCCGATGGTTCGAGAGTTTATTCCACACCATCGGGTAAATCCTATCCAAGCGTCACATCCGTCACAGGATTGTTTAACATCCAAGCAATCATGGAGTGGAGGAAAAGAGTCGGGGATGAGGCAGCAAACAAAATCTCAAAGCGAGCTTCAAACAGGGGAACAAGGATACATACTCTATGCGAAAAGTTTTTGCTCAATGAGGAAGTCTTACCAGATATGTTTGATCACGCCATGTGGAAGTCGATCGAACCATTGCTGGGTAGCATAAATAATGTTCATGCACTGGAGACACCACTATATTCCGATTATCTTCAAGTTGCTGGAACCGTAGATTGTATAGCGGAGTATGAGGGTAAGATAGCAGTAATAGATTTTAAAACATCATCTCGTATTAAACAAAGAGATGATATTCATAGTTACTTTATGCAGTGCTCTGCTTACGCAGTTGCCTTTGAGGAATTGACAGGAATTAATGTTCCTAGAATAGTAGTTATCATGGCAGTTGATGATAACGATCCTCTCGTCTTCACCGAAAAAAGAGATGCCTGGATCGATGGCTTTAAATCTCTTAGAGAGGATTTCAGAAAATGCAAAAATTATTAAAGATGCTGGCTTTCTTGCCAGCAACAGTAGCTGCTCAAGATATTGCAACTACTGTTACATTAGATCATTTGTGTGCTGATACAAAATACACATTCGAGCAGTTAGAAAAGAAGTATGGAGAAAGACCGATTTTAAATTCTGTTATGCCAGATAATACAAATATGGTTATCTCTGTTTGGCATAATAATAAAACAAATACATTGACTGTTATTCAAAGTTCTTTGTATCAAAACCTTTCTTGTGTTCTTGGTATAGGTGAGAATACAAAATTGATGTTTAAGTATGACTAAGAATTGCTGTAATCCCTTCAAAACGAAGGACTTCTGGACGGGAGTTCGATTCTCCCCACCTCCACCAGAAGTATATTGGAAGTTGTTCTAGCACAGCGTTGGTTATAACCAAACTTGCTTCCCAACGTAACGAGACTGCCGTGTCTGCAGCGGTCCAATATATTTCTGATGGGGGTGACTAGGTTTCGACAGGGGTAGATAGTGAAGAAGGCAGCACGGTAGGCGATGACCGTAAATCAAGCAAATCAAGTAAACGCAAACGATGAAGTTTACGCTCTAGCAGCTTAATCTGTTAGATGAGGTTTCTCCGACTGTCCTTATCACCCAATCAGTCGGAACTTTCATTTGAGGATTAAATGAGAACATCATTACTTTGTAATGGACCGAGCAGAGTTGTCTTTCAAGATAGAGCAGAGTATAATTACATTATGGGATGTAATATACCATGGGCTAATGTTAATGGCACAACAATCGTTGATGTTGGTGTAGTGCGTAATTTTGCAACTCTTAATTATAAAGAATGTGATCTTTTCTTAACACTAAAATGTTACCATGTTCTTTGTGGGTTTAAACATAATAATGTAAAAATAGTTGATAAATTAAAATGCAAAATTATTGACAAACAAAAACCCTTCTTTAGTTCTGGTCATATGGCTGCTTTAGAACTAATTAAAATGGGTTCCACTACTATAGATATCTATGGTTGTGATTCTTACTTTGATGATGTAATAGATAGTTTTACTTGGCGATATGTTCCATCTTATGCGAATGATAAACATAAAGCAAAACAGCTTATTGAGTGGCGCAAAAATTGGGCTTCTATAAAAGATGAATTTAATGTAGAAATGAATTTTATAAAAGCCTAAATAAATGATACAGCGGGTTGCTAGATCCCAATAAAACTAGCATTACACAAACACAACACAAAGGAGTAATTATGTCAAACATGAGTCCGTTCGAGATTCGCCTAGAACTTTTAAAAATGGCGAAAGATATGCTAACCGAAGATTATTATGGTAAGCGTGAAGTTGTTAGTAACGACTGGCAGATAAAGATTGAATCTGCTCGTCTCAATGGTGGAGCGGTTCCTGAACATCCAGGATTTCCTCCATATCCAACTGAAACCGAAATTATTGCAAAAGCGCAACAATTAAATGGTTTCGTAAGTCAAATCCCTCAAGATACAACTAAGACTACTACTAAGAAGTCCACCTGATATGGGATCGGAGAGTGTGTTCACGCACACTCTCTCTAACTAATTAAGGAGATTAAATTGGTGTTAAAAAACAATTTAACGATACTGTCCATTACTGCACTAGTAATATGTGTAATGGTTCTGTCAACATTCATTGCGGTTAGCAAATTAAAAGTTCCGCAGATTAGAGTTTCATACTCTCAATTAAGTCAGTATGCAAAACAAGAAGTAAAGTGCCTAGCTGATAACATATACTTTGAATCTGGTCATGAGCCAGAAGATGGAAGAATTGCTGTTGCAATGGTAACTATGAATAGAGTCACAAGTAATAATTATTCAGATACAGTTTGTGGAGTTGTCAAAGAAAAGATCAACTCTACTTGTCAATTTTCTTGGTGGTGTCAAGAAAGAGAAAGAACAAAAGCAATAAGCGGATACTTGACTTTAGTGAACGATCCAGTGTATAATAGGGCAATGGATATCGCTATTATGGTGTACTTGAATTACGGTAATTTGCATGATCCTTCTAAGGGTGCTTTGTTTTATCATGCTGATTATGTAAGTCCTGCTTGGAGAAACCTAAAAGTTTCAACAAAAATCGGAAGACATATTTTTTATGTCCCAACTGAAAAGTTTAAGAAAGGTGATGTATCAAATGGCTCATATGATGAAGAAATTAAATTTAGAACTCTCTACGGGGAACGATCAGGAGAGAGCACAGCATTCTTTCTTCTTGCTGATGGACGAAATTAGTATTCCGACAATTAAACCAGCAGTTGAGTGGATACTTGAAACAAACTTTTCGGAGCAAACACCTGACTTAATGAATCTTATTATTACGTCTCCAGGTGGAGATCTTAACGCAGCGTTCTCTTTAATTGATGTTATGCGTGGCTCATCGATTCCAATTAGAACAATTGGTCTTGGTCAGATTGCTTCTGCTGGTTTATTAATTTTTATTGCAGGTAAAAAGGGTCAACGTATACTAACACCGAATACTTCTATACTTTCCCATCAATATACATGGGGTTCATTCGGTAAAGAGCATGAACTTATGGCTCAAGTAAAAGAATTTGACCTTATAACACATAGACTTATGTCTCACTATAAGAAATGCACTGGGTTGAAAGAGGATGTTATCAGAAAATATCTGTTACCACCTCAAGATGTATGGCTGAGTTCTGACGAAGCACTTGAACTCAAAATTTGTGATGTTGTTAAAGATCTAAAATAGGAGATTTTATGGATAAAATTAATATTGAAGGTATGACTTGGATCGTTTCAATCACTCTAATGGTGATGTGTTTTATTCTAAGTCTTTCTTACTATAACTTAAAGCAAGATGAACTCATGTCAAAGAACATTGAGACTGCTGTTGATAGAGGAATTGATCCTTTGGCAGTTCGTTGTTCGTATTCTTCACGTGATGATATGATCTGCATAGTTTATGCAGCTTCTGGCAGGTCTGCCCCGACTCAGCCAGCTGCCCTTGCCCAGAAAAAATAATAAAAAGTTAACAAAAACGCCAAAAAATGACCCTACAGACCGTAGGGTTATCCCCTGAAACCCCTAAAAGTCGCGCAAGTCATTGATTTTTAAGAGTTTTTTACTTAAAAAAAGTGCTTGCCTTTAATTCAGACTCCATGTATAATTACTCTATAGTTGAAAAGGAGATGAAATGACTGAATTTGAGAAAAACTGCTACGGTATGTCCGCTGAAGATATCCGTGAGCAATACATGAATTCCTTGACCGCAAGGTTGTCTGGTCTTGAGATGGTTGCGATGGGGGTTTTGTCCGATGCGCAAGAACTTATGACCTTTGGTCATGATCAAGCGACTGACCAAGCTCGCAAGAACATCAATATTGCGAAGTTTATTTTGTCTGAAATGATGGATTCTAGAGAGGTTGTATAATTATGTTGAAATCATGGGAAGAAATGTCTCTGAAAGAGCAACTCGAGTGTATGGTTTGGGATGCGTACAAGGATGCCTATGGTGTTCGTCCTCGCTTCATGAATCTGGAAGCGATGACAGTTGAAGAACTCAAGTTTGAACTTGAGTCGTGCTCTAAGGTTGCTGAGCAGAACTACATTCGCGAACAAGAAGAGCAAAAAATCGCTATCGCGAAGTTTGAGGATCGTATTGACAACCTTATGCACGATGGCACCTCTCGTTCTCGTGTGGTTGCGTGGTTTATGCAGGCTGAAGAGGTTAACAGCGATTTCGAGTACTTTGAATACCTCAACGGTCTTCCCTATGGTTATCTTAAACAGATGGAGTATGTATAATGTGGAATGATTACACCGATGTTGAACTAATTGGTCTTGCAATTTGCTATGCTATTGCATTTCCTATCAACTCAGAAACTGGTAGATTGCAAAATCGTGCTGAGTTGGAGGCTGCGCTTACCAACTATGAATATGAAACATATTTCGCTTGACTTTAATTCATGAAAGTGGTATAATTATACTATGACTATAATTTATACATCCTTTAAAAAGCGCAAACCTAAGAAGCCGACTGCTAAACAACGTGAGTTGCAAGCTGAGTGGGAAAAACTTCTTAGTCGTCATCAGTCTAAACCTGTCCCAAAAGGTACGACAATGTATGAAACACCAAAGCCATTAATTCGCGAGACACCGCATTACCCAAGTCTCAACTCTGGTCTCGGTAATGCCACTAAACCTATTCATCATGAAAAAGTTTACACTGGTACTGCTATGAGGGGTATCGGTACTATGCATAAGTCTAATGCTGTTCCTATCTTTTCTGATGATGCAGCTATTGACATTGCTAAAATGCGCAGGTAAAATATAGTTAACAGGAGAAATGAAATGACTCGTTTTGAAATTGAAAATAAAATGCTTGAACTTGCTATGGCATCAGATGTTTCTGGTCTGACTAAACTTCTGACCGACCTGAAGACTCAGCGTCGTAAAATGGATGCTTGGTTTGATAAATACCTTGATCAATTTGATTCGAAGATGACTAAGTCAGCATCTGATAGTCCTCTTTGGAAAATGTATAACAAGAAGTTTACAGAGTATCAAGATCTAGAAGCAAGCATCAGACGTGTTAACTACTACAAAGAAAAATATGCAAATGTTTGAAGACTCAAACTCTTTCTCTACCTACATTGAAAAGATGGTCAGGGAAAGAAAGGATTTAACTCATATGGAAGCAGTTCTAGAGTACTGTAAAATTAACTTCATCGATCCAGCTGATATTAAAAAGCTGATCAACAAATCGTTGAAGGAAAAAATTCAGATTGATTTTGAAAACGACGGATATTTACCCAAGTCAGCAACCTTAGACGTATAATTATGGATGGTTTTAAAGCATATCGCTACTACATAGCGACTAAGCTACATTTTACATCTGATAAGTTTGATGTTTTCTTGAATCCCAATGTAAAAGGAAGCAGAGATGCATTTATTTCTAGAAATGATCGTTATATTTTTGAAAAACTTGCTAAAAGGTTCTCAAAAGACGCTGATCTCATACAGTTTTATGTTGCCAACTTTGCTTACGGCAATGATGCCGTCGTTTATAGTAGTTCTGAGTCTGATACCAACTACCTAGTCTGGCAAAAACGCAAACAATCCCTTTCCCACGTTGTTGAGAACGACCTGTTCTCTATAATCCTTCATCTAGAGAAGGAAAAGAAGGAAGCAACTACCATTTTTAAGTTTAACGATGAAACTTTTCCTGAACTTTTCAAACTTTATCTCGGTCAGCATGTTACAATCGAAACAATGGTCGTGCTTAATCAATTCTTGCCTTATATTTCTTCTTGGAAAGACCATGCAAACTTGCTATGGGAGGAAGAATGCCGTAGAATAGAAAAGTGTAAGGGATTCGTTAAATTCGATTACCAAAAAATGTTACCTATAATACAAAACTTCACTGGAGAACTAAAAGAGTTACAAAATGGGACGCACATTTCGTAGAGAGAAGAGTTGGGATGAGGCGACTAGTCGTGCCAACAAAAATGCTTCTAAAAAAGTTAATACTCGTGGTATGAGAGTACTAAATAGTATCGTAGAAGATGATGAAGACTTTGATTATGAAGACTTTGAGTTTGATTCCTCATCTGATACGAATACAACAAAACAACATACTGTAAAACATACGACATAAAGGAAATACATATGGATATTAACACATTGCGCAAAATGCGCACTAATGACTTCTCAAAAATCGCAGGTGAGTTTGAGAAGATGTCAAATCCCTCTAGCGAGGGGAAGTCTTACCAAGACGACCGCTTCTGGAAACTAGAACCAGACAAAGCAGGAAATGCTACTGCGGTAATTCGATTCCTACCAAGAACTGAAGGTGATGAACTCCCATGGGTTCGTATTTTTAATCATGGATTTCAAGGTCCAACAGGAAAGTGGTATATTGAGAACTCTTTGACCACTGTTGGTGAGAAAGATCCAGTCGGCGAGTTAAATTCTCGTCTATGGAACTCTGGTTCTGAAGCGAATAAGGAAATTGCTCGTAAACAAAAGCGTAAGTTGACTTATATCGCGAATGTTCTCATCGTTTCTGATCCTAAGCATCCTGAGAACGAAGGTAAAGTCAAACTTTTCAAATTTGGTAAGAAAATCTTCGACAAAGTTATGGACAAAGCTCGTCCTACGTTCGAAGATGAGAAACCAGTCAACGTATTTGACCTTTGGGAAGGCGCAGACTTCAAACTTCGTATGCGTAAGGTTGATGGTTATTCAAATTATGATCAATCTCAGTTTATGGAGCCATCTGCGTTGTTTGATGGTGATGAAGAGCGTCTTTTAGACTTAGTTTCTAGGCAGCATAAACTTTCTGAGTTCCTAGACCCTAAAAACTTCAAATCTTTTGAAGAATTGTCTAGAAAACTCGCAGATGTGTTAGATGATACAGGTGATCGACCAAAATCAGCTGCTCAGATGGCTGATGACGAAGATTATGTCGCACCAAAGCGTCAACCTACTGCTGAAGTAAGAAAAATGCCTGAAAAGGCAGCACCTTCTCCTTCTTCAGCTGATGATGATGATGAAGACATGATGAGTTACTTTCAAAAGATCGCAAATGAGTAAATAAAAAAAGGGAGCTTCGGCTCCCTTTCTTTTTTGTTAGATTTTTTTATTAAACTGCTCGTCTTCTCACATAATCATTGACTGTAGCTTCATCATTTCTTGGTCTATAGTATGAAGGCATAGTAGTTGGATTACTTACAGTTGTTGGCGCATTGACAACGCTAGTATTATTGCTTTGCGCTGGTTTTTCTTTGGCTGCTTGAACTTGACTAGAATCTTTATACACTTTACTTGCTGGAACTTGCTTAGAAGCTGGTGCTGCTTCAATTTTACGAGTTCTTTCAGCTCTTACTTCCATCTCAGCTCTTTCTCTGAGATTATTTTGATAATCAATATCATCTTTAAGGTTCTTTGGAGCTTTTGCTAGTTTCTCTTGATATCTTTTTTCAGTAGCATCTTGTATTTGGTTTGCGTTGTCAACTCTCTTCTGATCGTATGAGACTGGTGCAGTTTGTCCTTGAAGTCTTTCTCTACGAAGCCTCGTCTTTGCGGCTTCAAAATCGTTTTGGTCGGGGCGCTGGTTGCCGAATTTTGCTGCTTCTTCTTTAGCGTATTTGTTTATTGTTTCTTTGTCTTTGTCCGCATCAACTCTAAGCTGGTTTTCTGGCACTCCTTTGGGCGCAGCTGATGGTGCTTTTGATTGATCTGCGCCTTCAACTCTGGCTCCCTGACTACTTCCTGTTGGAGCTTCTGGTGCTGCTGGCTTGTCGTCTTTCTTGAACGGATACCATGGACCAAAAGCAATCTTCTTACCGAAAACTTCAAAACCAATTTCTGGAATTCCAATATTCTCAAAGAATCCAGCAATAGCGTCTTTAATATTCTTAAAGAAATTACCTATTGGTTGAGTAATATACTGATCCACAAAACCAGTAAATGATTCCCACATTTCTTTTAAATCTTTAGCATCTATCAAGCCAAAGGATAAGAACTCTAGGATTCCACCAAGACCAGCTATAATAGCATCGCTTAATGAACCACCGTCAAGCCATGTTTTAATTCCATCCCAAAGACCATTTACTAAAGCACCAACCATCAAAGCGATTGGGAAAATTCTAGTTACCAGTTTACCAAGGAATGCTGGGTTCAACAAGAAGCGACCAGCAGCCAGAATTCCTTGACCAAGCATTGAAGCTAAACTACCAAGACCACGAATTAAAGATAAACCAATTCTCTTAATAAACCTCATTATGGTTTTAGGTGACAAGAAATCAAACAAACCACCTTCTTCTTTATCTTCTTTCTTAGCGTCGTCTTTCTTTCCACCCATTCTTGTGTTTTCTTCAATTTTTCGTAGAAGGTTAGTTTGTTCATCCATCATTCTAAGGTTTTCAACTTCTTCTTCGCTAACAAATCCTTCTACTTGATCATTACTTTTTTTCTGAGAAAAAGATGGTATAATATTAGTGCCTTTTTCTTTTTTATCTTTAGTTGGTTTCTCAACTAATTTTTTCTCATTATTACCTTGTTTCTGAGGATAGAATGGTATTACATTAGTCTCTTTTTCTTTGTTACCCTTAGTTGGCTTCTCAACTAATTTTTTCTTATCAGCGAATATATCTTCACCTCTGAAGCGTGGGTCAACCTTTGCTAGAGTTGCTTCTAACTCTGCTTTCTTTTTGTATTCTGGGGAGCGTTTAATTTGATCTTTAGTTAGACCAACTGATTTTAGTCTGCCTAGTTCTTTCTCATTTTCTTGCAGTTTAAGACCAGCTTCTTGAGACTTATCGAATCGTTCCTTAAATACTTCCTTTGCTTTGTCTGCGCCCATCAGTCTAACTGTTGGGTCAGTCTTCATCATGTCTTTTACATATTGTTGTTTTGCTTCTCTACGTTCTAGAGCTTTATCAGCAATACCGCCAATAAAACCTTTGCTACCCTTCTCGACTATTCCTGTTTTGTCTAGGAATCCTCTAAGAGTAAAGAACTCTTTGATGTTTTCAACTCTTTCTTTAACAGCACCTTTACCACCACCAAAGAACTGAGTTTTATCAGCCTTCTCTGTTACCTTACCTAGTTTATTTTGTTCTTTGATTATTTTGGCTAGATCTAAGATGCTTTTGTTTAAGATCTCAGTTGAGGTAAGACTCTTTTTCTCAACCTCAAGAGAATCCTTCGCTAATTTTTCAGCGTCTAATGGACCTGCGCCCGTGCCACTACCCCCAGCAGCAGGTTGGACTCTTTTTCTGTAGTCTGATAGTTTTATTATAGCAGCTTTAGCCATTCTTAGCCTGTTGTTGTCTTAATTTTTCTTCTTCTAGGTATTGAACCAACATTGCAACATAAATTTCTCGTTCAAAAGGGATCATTTCCTCCAGTTCACTTAGACTATATTTATGATACTGCAATAATGCAAAGTTCATCTTATAATAATTGTGCAAATTCTCGTGGCAAAGGTTAATTAAAAAAAACTGTCAATTCCTGAGACCACTACGGACTGGTATTTATTACAAACTGGGCAGGTATAGTCTAGTTTCTTTTCCAGTTTCGGCATAGTCTCAAAGAAGTTTTT